GCCTTACAATAATAAGATTTACACAGATGGTTTGGATATAATTGAAATGGGTGTTCTTGAAAAATATAATTAAATTTGTATAAAACACTTAAATGGCCATAAATCGTAAAGACAGAATCCAAAAGCGCAATACTGAAATTCGTAAAGCCTTTGCCGATATCCAAAAGAAAAACCATAAGTGGCGACACAGTGAGTGGATAAACGCTATTGCAGAGGACTTCTTTCTAGCTCCCAAAACGATTGAGGCTGTACTTAGAGGCGACGGAGTCTATTCAATAGATTAACCACTAATTAAGTACCAATTAACAAGCACTTAAAAAGCAGACCTACTTAGTCTGCTTTTTTTAGTTTGTCTGCCATCCCTTTGGCTTTGCTTCGCTCTGCTTTACTCAACGTCTCTTCATAAGGGCTTTCTGTGAAGACTTCTCCCTTTTTACCTGCATTGGTATTAAATCCTTTTTTTACTCGCCCAGAGGGAATGCCACTCGTTACAGGCGCATCTGTTTGTACAACTGTACATCTACACCCCCAATCGTTTGGTGGTAAATGCGTATTCCAGAAGGAATGATTTATAGGTAATACCAAGCCATCCCATTGGGCATGCTCCTCTCTTACTCTCCCATCGCCAACGGTGGAGTACCTTATATTAGGATAGAGATCTGCATTAGCCTCAAAGGACTTCCATTTATTGGCCATGTTTGCCGAGCTTATCGTTTGGTCATATTCAGTCTTTAGCCATTTTCTGTTGTAGTCTTCAGAGACTTCGAGGGCCTTTTTTTTAAACTCCTTAAAGGTGAGTAATTTGCCATTTTCAGTCAGCATGCTTTCAATGCTATTTTTAAAGCTTGTTTCCTTAAAGGCAGAAAATAGACCTATATTATCTTTGAGCTGTTTTGCTAGATCTGCATCAAAAAACTCAGAAGCTTTGGAGTATCCTTTGTCTACGGCATCGCTTAATATTTGGGTGTACTTCTCAATAAGCTTAAGGCGTTGAGCTTCAGAAACCACTCTGTCGTCAAAAAGTTCACGTATATATTGTGAGATGAGCCTGCCTAAATTGAAATCCTCAAGATCTAGCTTGATGGGATCCTCACCGCAGCATTGTGTACGGTAGTGCAACTTAAGCAGGCTTAAGGCTTTCCCTCGCCACTCTTTTTGCTAGGCATAGATTCTATTTCTACACCATACGTACGTTCCAAATAGTCTTGCTTGAGCAAGTAGCCATTTTTCATAAAGATGCTGTCTATTTTTATTTGGTTCTCTACATCTACGGTTTTCTCTACCATAAACTTGGCATTATCTGGTAACTTATAGCCTATAGCTCTCATAGCTGGCATAAGAGTGTCGTTGAGAAAAGCCATCATTTTCTTTTCGTCGGCATAGATCAACTCCTGCAAGGTGTGTTCGTGTACACTTCCTTGAGCCTTACTAGAGCCGTTATCGGTAGTCATTGTTTGGTGTAGAACCAATTTTGAAAGCTCACGATCTAGGGCTTGTATTTTCTGGTGAAAGACATTAAAGGAATCGGTCTTGGAATTTTCTTTAATTTCCACTTCTGTTCCTATTGGAAAAACACCATACGCCGCAGATCCCATTTCTTCGAGCCATCCTGCCACTTCATTCTTTACGGTTTCACTTTGGCTGGCGACCTTAGCGATACGTATTGGCACGCCAAAGAGTTCCTCAAACTCATCCCATGAGCCCCAGGAGTGACGTTTTAGGATAGTGTATACAGCAGCTTTCTCCAAGAGTCCAATATGATCGTAAAATTGAGCATAAAGCAAGATGTCTTTAATTTCAGAATAGTCAAGTCCTTTTATCCCGTCTAGCTGGTACAGCAGTATTTTCTCTGTTGGAATAACCAGACCTCTAGGAATGAGTTCTACTTCCTTAATTTCTCCCTCTTCATAGTCTTTGATCCAAACTAAAGAATAGCCGTAGTAAGTAGATTTATGAGCCTCTTCAATAACATTCTCGAACCATTGTTTGCTTTCTATATACTTTGTAAGCTCTTCGTCCTTTACGCCATCTACAGCAATACAAAAATCTTTGTTGGTAGTTCTTAAGGTTCGGTTGCCGGTAATACCCGTAAGATGGCCGTCCATCATAACATCTTCATACAGCTCTTGCATAGGATAAGTCCTTGGCTGGTTGGATCTGTAAATGGCAAACCTAGCGTGCTGCCAGTCGCTTATCTCTTTTCTCCAGAGTCGTCGTTGGCGTCTAATGACATCTACCATTAAGTTGGTAATCTTCTTTATGTCTTTGGAATTGGACCCATTCAGCTGCACGTTTTTAAGCGCGTTACCTCCTAACTTTACTTCGCTTTCAATCATTTTGCCAGGGTTCTTATTTTTGCTCATTGTATGCTATTTGAAGAGCTTATCTAGCTCTTTGGTTAATTTCTTTTTAATGTTGTTCTCCAGTGTTCTCGATTTTCCTATAAATTGCCTTTTTGGCATGTTCCCTTCCCCTTCGTTGTGGGCTTGAGCATAGTCTTTATAGGTTCTAAATCTCACTTTCACTTTTGTCCTAGAGGCAGAAAACGAATTTCTTAATTTGTTACCTCCAGTTGCGTGTCCTGTGAGTATAGCACGCCCTTCATTTTTGCTTCCATACCTAGTTAAGTTTCCAGCTTTACCTACTCTACTGGTTCTATATCTAGTAATATCTCTACCGCGTTTATCTGTGGTTTTTCTTGGTTTCCACTTCTGCAGTCCTCCATCGTTAAAACCTTCATCCCTAAAGTTTTTGTTGATAGAGGCAAGACCTTCCACCTCTATAATTCTTAAGGTTTGCTCTGGAAGCTTTCTAACTGCCATCCTCAGTTTTCGTTCTAAGTCACCGAGCTTGGCCATTAAAAGTGATTTTTATAGCTCTTCCCTGAGCCAAGCTTCATAAAGGGTGTGGCGGCATCTACTTCGCCATCCCCATCTGTATCGATCATCTTTTTTGGTAAATCTGGAACAATCTCGCCTTTGGCCACTTTCTCTAGCCAGATCATGGCTTCCTCCTGTCTTTTTTCTACAACGGCATTGGCTTGTTTGCTTCGGCGCATGTAGATCTCGTATATAGTCAGGTCTTTTAAGTATTTTAGGACAATGCGTGAGCGATCATCCTCTACCTGGGCAAATATCACATCGGCATCGTAATACTTAAAGAGGTAAGTGTGCATCACATCTATACACTCCTGGATGATGGTATTAACAATCTCTTCATCGTTATTAACGATTAGATTGATGTTTTCCACAGTGGAAACGGTCTTAAGTTCTGCTTGAGTTAGAAACATTAGGTTGTTATTTGTATGGCTGTCTTCGTGTAGCCGTAATTAATACGCTTAAATATCTTAGTACCAAACTTGATGATAAAGCCCATAATAGGCTCACCCTCGTTGGGGATCTCGTCTTCCTGAATGACCTTTAGCGGTCTGTAGTCATTTCCTGTTAGGTTCTCCAGGGCTTCCTCGATCTTATCGATCAAGTCAATTTCTATCAAACCCCCTTCAGGATCTGAAGTGTTCTGGTGTTGATCCATCCAGCCGTCTTTGATGTACAGGTGAATTTCCACGATAGCATTAGATCCTTCTTTGATCCCTTCAGTCATCGAGGCATAATCGGTCACATCTATTTTGATCAATGCAGCGGTGTACTGGTTCGGATATTGGTTAACACCCTCAGCAAACTGGTTGCGATGGTAGTCGATCACTTCTAGCTCTGTGACGGTCTTCAGTTGGTTCTGGACGTCCAGAAATAAACGTTTTCTACTGGTCATACTCTACGGTTTTTCTTGCGTTTGCCTATGGTTGGCTTTCTACTGTCTTTCTCCTTGCTGTAGCCATAATACAGTTGAGCATAGATAATGGCATGCGTGAGTGTATCTGGGGCATCGTCATTGCCAGAGGTACCCTTTTCAAAAGACAGGATCTGGTCCATAAACTCGTCGAAGTCTTTGCCCTCCAGAGCATCATCCCAAAACAAAATACCACGGTGTAACACACTCAGGATGGTAGCTTCTATTTTGTTGTGTTTGTCTCCGCCCTGGTGCATAGGCATAGGCACATAAGGCGACCTGCTATCTTCTGCACACTGTTGAATAATTGGAGCATAAACGGCTTGTTGTGCTGCCGTTGCATCGTAGAAGGACAAAGGCAATGCACTCTTATTTCTGTACTTCTCCTGCCATTGGAAGTGAACCTCCATAGCGGAGTTGATGTC